GCAGTCGTTGTGGGGTGTGTCGTTGGCGATACATGCGTATGTACTTTCGTTTCTGCATGTGTTAGCGTTGCAGTCGTTTTGGGGCGTGTCGTTGGTGATACACTCGTATGCGTTTTCGTTTCTACATGTGTTGGCGCTGCAGTCGTTGTGGAGTGTGTTGTTGTGGGGTGTGTCGTTGGCGATACACTCGTATGCACTTTCGTTTCTATATGTGTTGGCGCTGCAGTCGTTGTGGGATGTGTCGTTGGCGATACATGCGTATGTACTTTCTTTTCTACATGTGTTGGCGCTGCAGTCGTTGTAGCAGGGTGTGTCGTTGGCGATACACTCGTATGCACTTTCGTTTCCACATGTGTTGGTACCGCAGTCGTTGTGGGGTGTGTGGTTGGCGATACATGCGTATGCACTTTCGTTTCCACATGTGTTGGTACCGCAGTCGTTGGTGGAGACATCGTTGTTGGAGGCATCGTTGTTGGAATAGGTAAAGTATGTGTATTTGGATTCTTCTTTCTACAGTATATAACAGGATCTGAATTTGTCTCCGTCCACAACCATTCAGCATTCAATGTTATAAAATATCTAGGAGTTTCAAACATTTGAAAACTATTATTCTGATAATTCGCACCATAAGATGTCGAAACATTCCAGTCACTATCGTCATAATCATATGTAAACCAGTTTGACGGAGAAGTCTTCTCCACAGTTTTTGAAAAATCTTTGCACTTCCATTCATTATATTTTGTGTAATCTTTACCATCATTCATATCCATAATAAAACCATTCGGAAATACAGGATATTGTCCACCCATTCCATTAAATGCTATTATCTTTGGCTCATTCTCGCGTATTATTGGATAATATTTTTTTGTATCATTCCATTCCGTTACCCCATACCTTGGATCATAGTTTTCCTTATTACCTTCACCCACATATACACCATCTACATAAAGTGTAAATATACATTCACACGCAACATGTATTGGATACTTTATACCCTCAAAACTTGCAACTGCATTAATTGGTATTGCACTAACTGATGTATTATATAGTCCAATAAATAATACTAAATTAAGTAATCCTATATTACCGTGTCGAGTGTTCCACATTAACATTGTATATACTTATAACATATTTTTTAATTATATTTATATCAATTTTATATAGTCATTAATATACATATAGTTTTACAGTACTTACGGTAGATAAATAAATTTAAAATTTATATAATAATTATATGATAATATTAGAATTATTTTAAAAATATAAATCAAAATTATAGCTAAACCGATATTATCCTATTTATAGTTATTTAATAAAATTGATTTACAAATATTACATAATGTTATATATAACAGTAATTTTCGCTACCTCATCAAGACATCAACTAGTTATAGTCTGCAGTACACATGTCCGAAGATAACACTCCTATGCCATCAGAAAATAGTATTCCAAATGAAAGCACAGAAAACAGTATCCTCGAAAAATATCGCCACCGAACGTTAATAAATAAAAAATATATATTTGAAAAAAAAATTGGATCAGGCAGTTTTGGTTCTGTTCATAGAGGAAAAAATGTTATATCTGGTGAATCAGTCGCAATAAAGTATGAAGCAACTACAGCAAATATTACTACATTATTATGGGAATCAAAAATATTAAATTATTTATCTGGCACGCCAGGTGTTGTAAAATTGCGTTATTATGGAACAGAATCAAATAAAAATATAATTGTTATGGATTTATTTTCGCATACTCTTTGCGAGGAAGTAGCAAAGTTAAAAGAATTATATTCAAATACATCAGTGGAAATTAAAAATTTAGATACCGATGCAGCATTAATTACACAAAATAGTAGACATAGTGAGCAGGGTTTATCGCCTTTAGATTCCCGATCACCTTCACTTACGTCTCCACCATTACCTCACAGTTTACTGAATGAATCTGATTATAATAATAAAAATAGCAATGATACTACTGATGCGTTGTCTAATGGAGATGCTGTAAAATATTATTCAACAAATGATACAACACAGACATCAAAGTCGTTATCATCATCGACACAACAATCCGCTACGGTTGATACAGGAAATAAAAATGAAATAAAACCTTATATAAAAGATATTACTAATTATCTAATATCCATGCTAGAAATTATATGGCGTGTACATGATGCTGGTATAGTACATAGAGATATCAAGCCAGAAAATTTTATGATTAAAATAATGGGTGAGGAAAAAAAACTACACATTATAGACTTTGGGCTTTCACGATTTTATATGAAGGGAAATAACCATATTGAAAATACCAACAATCGTTCAATTGTTGGTACGATAAGATATATCAGTCTCAATATACATGAAGGTGATGTATATTCGCGTCGCGACGATATAGTATCAATAATGTATGTAATTATTTATCTTATAAAAGGAAAGCTGCCTTGGATGGGTCTCGTGGCAAAAAAAGGAGACAATCGTACAAAAGAAGAATTGGTACATAGCGTAAAATCAAAAGTTACAACCGCAGAATTGTGCGAAGGTATTCCTTATTTATTTAAAAAATTACTAGACTACTCTTATACCTTGGAATTTGATGAAAAGCCCGACTATGCTTACATGATAAGGCAATGCAAGAATTTAATTAAAATATTATAATATAAAATAGTAAATCGCGTTATAAATACGATTAATAGTAAATATTATTAATAATAAATATTTCTCAAAATATACTTAAAGCCACCACACATATTATAGTATCAGTCATTACAATGAGTTCTGCGAGTTCTTCTGTTACATCAGCCCCTGTTCGTCTTACTGGGCGCGTGAAGTGGTTCAATAACAAGACAGGTTTTGGGTTTATTTCGGTTGTTGGCGGCAACGACCAGTTCAAAGATGCTAGCGAGGTCTTTGTTCACCACTCGGCGGTCACGGTAAGTCAGGAGCAGTACCGTTATTTGGTAGAAGGTGAGTATGTGGAGTTTTCGGTTGTAAATATGGAGTCAGGTGAGCATAAGTTCCAGGCCGGAGATGTTCGTGGCGTCAAGGGAGGAAAGTTGTTCTGCGAGACGAGACACGAGCAGCGTGCGTCACAGGATCGCACTGGAGGCGAGGGTGTAAGTAGGCGTCCTTCTAGCTCTCACGGTCGTGGTGGTTATTCTCGCGGAGGTCGCGGTGGTTATGATCGCCGCGGAAGCAGCCGCGGAGGCGAGTGGATGTTGGTTCGTCGTTCTCAACAAGACACTCGTGAGAGTTACCATCGTCCTCGCGGTGAGCGTCCCGAGCGTCATACCGAGAAACGTGAGCAGTCAGCACAAGATGCACCCGCTCAGTCTACTCCCAAGGCAGCCCATTCGACAACCAGTGGTGAACCCAGTGCGGTTCCTTCAACTCCTCGTGCCCCAAGGAAGCCTCGTCAGACCAAACCTAGCGCATAAGTCTACCGCATAAGAGTGAACTATTTAAAAATAAAATAAATTAATTTGTTATCTACATAACAGATTAATTACGGTATCGCATCTTTAGTGCATTATTATTTTTTTCTAGTCATCATCATTCGTCTAAGTTTTTGTTTTCTTGAAAGATATTTACTTCGTTTTTTTAAGGAGTATTTTTGCCCAGGAAATCTTAAAAGTCTAGCAGATTTTTTACACGTAAATTTACCATGACGAAGACCTTTTCGTCGAAAAATAGAGTCAGTACAAACTCCGATTGCTTTTGATTCTTCCGCATCACTATCTCCCATAGTTTCATTGTCCGAACTTTTGACTTTTTTAATACACTTGCATAATTTTTCAGCTAATATTTTTTCCGCTTTAGATTTTATTGTTTTAGAACTATCTGTTGGTAAAACTGGTATATCATAATAATTTAATATTTTTATGTAGTCATTTTTTTTTAAAAGACCCATTATAACACTGTTATACTTAAGTTATATTAAAATTAGATAAAAATATTTAAAATATTATATTTAAAATCATATATTTCAAACATAAAAATATATATTCATATTTTATATTGTCAAATGCCTAAATTATTAAATACAAATACTATTACAAATATAAATACAAAAACAAGTAAAAAAAATAAAAAAGTAGTAGTATTTGATTTAGATGAAACACTCGGATCTTTCTCGGAATTAGGCTCATTTTGTACGTTACTCGATGACTATTTTAACAATTCAAATAAAGCATATAGTATATTCAACGAATTATTAGACTTGTATCCTGAATTTTTACGCCCATATATTACAAATGTCCTGAAATTCCTACTTCAGAAAAAAAAAGATAACCTATGCAAAGCAGTAATGATATATACAAATAACCAAGGAGAAAGAGCATGGGTTGAACATATTGCACGATACTTTGAAACAAAACTAAAATCAAAAATATTTGAACAAATCATATCAGCATTTAAAATAAATGGTAAAATATTCGAAATAAATCGCACTACACATGATAAAACAGTTGACGACTTTTTTCGATGTACAAAACTACCACGCGATGTAGAAATATGTTTTGTAGATGATCTGTTTCACCCCAAAATGGAAGATGATAGTGTATACTATATACATGTACGAGGATATAAACACTATATCCCATCTACAGAACTTGTTGATCGTTTTATAAATTCCCCCTTGTCAAAAGATATAACAAATAAAGATGATTTCCGTAAATTTATGATATCCAATTTAAAATATAACATTACCGAAAAAAGTAAAGAAGAACAGGAAATGGATGTGATTGTTAGTAAAAAAATGCTAGAACATATGAAAGAATTTTTTGATAAAGATGCACATGATATAGATGACCATCACCATAAAGACCTCATCAATAAACAAAATTTAAAATTACATATTAAACCGAAATCATTCAAAAAAAATAAATTACTAAAAAATCCTAAAAATAAAACAGTAAAAAACCGATATTAGTTTTAACCGGTTTAAAACATGTTTTAGTTTGATGCTATAGCATCTGTGGACGCACTAGCTGCCAACAGTGCAACTTTCGCTTCAACAAGACGAAGATGTTTTTTTGTCTTTTTGTGGCAATTCATGTTAAATAACTGAACCTCGCATCCACACTCACACATAACTTTCGTCTTGGCTTTTGCAAGAATTTTCTCACGCTGTTTCATATAATAGTCCTTATTGTAGTCCTTTATTATATCACCTCGTTCTTTATTATATTTTTTCTGATATTCAAGTTTTTGTTCGCGATGTCTATAATAATATTCATTCAGCTTATCCCTGTCATTTGTTTCATTGCACTGCACCTTCCCAGACTCTTCGCCTTTGGGCACTTTTTTCAAACTAATTTTTGGTTTTGTATTCATAGCCGCACTAGGTGCAGGGGCGGGAACATCCGTATCGCTAGTTTCATTCGTAGATATTTGATTATAATTATTTATATTTATTAATGATATATTCTTTCCTTTGTCATCGATGCAATCATCCTTTTCAGCTTCGATTTCATTGCGACTCGGCACAATCATGTTGTTATTTACATTTTCCTTTTTCAATTTGAAAACAAGACGTTTTTTTGCATGATTTTCTTCTACCCCTGAGTTGTCTTCAACAGAACGTACATTGTTCGTGTTCAGCATCGGCATCTTGAATTGGGGAGTGATTTTTATTGTTCTTATTGTCGTACATTTACATCTAACATCATTTTTCGTTTCAATTTTCAATCCAAGAAAAATATAAATTATATATATATATAATATATAACACTTAGTCTATTACAAATTATGCTACTAACTACAGTTAATAACTATAATCAAAATGAGTACACACCACTCGGACTAGTAAGAGGAACAATAGTACATTCTGTTTCTTTTTTTAGAGATATTTTAGGAAATATAACCGGTATACTTGGAGGAAAAAATAGTGCTATAAATAAAAAAGTAGACGATGTTTATGAAGAAGCAGTAAAAGAACTTGAAAAATACACTAAAGAAAAGTATCCTAGTGCGGACGCAGTTGCAGGTATAGAAATATCCCTTACTGAAATGCGTGAATTTTTTATATGCGTTGCAACAGGGACAGCACTTCGAAGACAATCTTCGGGAGCAAATATACAAAGCGTACGCCGAGGAGGAAGAAAACGTCGAGGAACACGCTTACATAAATATAAAAAAAATAGCACTATTAAGAAAAAATAAAAAAATAAAAAATAAAAAATATACACAAATATCTATCTGTGCATCATACCTATAACTTTGTATATGAACGACCAATATAATTGTCAAGCTTCCCCAAAAATATTGCACCTGATTTTTCATGTCGCTCTTGAATATCTGCATTCAGAGTCACATCGGTAACAAGAACTTTTTTATCCCCTTGGTACCAATATGTATATGCAGGAGGAGTGATCGTGCACCCCCTGAATTTATGCACCACAGTTTTACCATTTTGCATTTTGATGCGTTCATTTTGTATTTCATCGGAATACCATCCATAATAGTAACAGTCGTCTACACGATCTTTACTAAGGTCATCAACTTTCGTAATTGACTTTACCTGCCTTGATGCCTCTGCTTGAAGCGCGGACAATAGACTCATGTGATTCTTTAACTCACTTTCCAACATTTGATATGTGTGTGCCTTTTTTAATGCTGTATATGTTATTATACTATTTAATAATTTCAATTTTTAATTTATGATAAGTACACAAATTAAAAATACTAATATAGATTATTGATCTTGTTGTTTCGGTTGTTTATTTCTCAAAAAACTAAATATATTACCACTACTACTCATCTTACTACCGCTACCACACCCGCAACCACCACCACTTTGCCTGCGTTTACTCATTCTACTTGTCTTTGTCTTTCGCATACCTTTACGTCGCCTATACATACGTGAACTGAAACGCTTTCTACTAGTACGTCGTATGCTTTTGCGTCGACGCTTACTGCTACCTCTACCACCACCACCTTGATGACCAGTAACATTTGATCTTTTTTTTTCCATATTCTTTTTTGCCCCACTGCTTCTATTCTTCTTTTCCTTTATCCATACCTTAATATCTCCATGAGTACGACTACCATTATATACTTCAGGCGAACTATGATTAGATGGATGTAAGTATAAAATAGTAGGAAAACCATTTACATGTCTACTTACATTAATGTGTTTATTGAATCCTTCCACTGCAGCTTGTTCAACTGCTCCTAAAATCATTTCTTCTCCTATTTCTTCTTTTAAATCATTAATTGCACTATTCCAATGAGGTTTTATCATATTACAAGGATTACAGCCATTCATATAAAAAAGAACAACACCATGTTTACCCTTTAACGCGGCAATATCACTATCTGATAAAATAATAGGTGTATCTTTGTCAATCATATTTTAGTCTATATGTCTATATATTAAATTTAGACAATATTTTTCTAACGACAAATATTTATTGCACATATAATTTATATAGTATATAATATATAGTATATAAATGTATTCAACAAAATTTATAATATTAATTTTATTTGTAATATTTACATATTTTGTATTAAATTATACATCCGCGGGTTTCAAAGAAGCACTAACAATGTCTTCTTCTCAGGATAATTCATGTCCAAATATTCTTATACAAAAAGGCGCACAACTATATTTATACAACTCTAAAAAAACAATGGTACCAGGCGTAAACCCAGTTATTTTTAATAATTTAGAGGAATACGCAGAATTCCTACAATGGCAACGTTCTACAGGCTTAATATGTCCTGTTTTATTTTTACAACAATCAATGGATGCACAAGGAGGAGAATCATATAAGATCCGCCCGGGACCAATGGATCTACAAGGCGGTTTACCTCCATCAAGACCAAGCAATCGTAGTGCACCACCACAAATTATGCCAAATGTTACTAAACTCCTCGACGCGTCACGCGATGATCCACCATATAACGTAAATTCGTATCCAGGATATGACGCATCAAATATAGACCAAGGTGAATTTACCCCAGATATGATGCTAGACTATATTGCACAAACAACTGGTTTAAGCCCAAACCCAATGGATCCAAACTGGGGTGGTGCAGATTTTACACAAGCATTAATCGACGCTGGTTATTATAGAGATAATAATGTAGCAATATCAGTTAATAATTAATTAATCACCACTGTTACTATTCACAAGAAACTTTTTAATATTATCAACGCATGTTTTATTAATCTTTCGTAATATACCTTTTTCGGTTTTTATCATAAACGTATTTAAACAATTTGCATCTTTATCGAGTTGATATAAGAGATTTTTTATTGTCTTATATTCACGCATGATTTGTGTTGCTATTTTTGAACTTATTCCAGGAATACATGATAACATTATTATACTTATATTATCCGGCGTTATATATTCATTCTTTTCCTTATGACTTTTAAATACGCCGCAATATTTCTCATCCTCATTATCATCGGACTTACTCTCGCTTTCTTCTAAAACTAAATTTTTGTTTTGTATAACGGAATTTTCAATCGAACTATAATACGCTTTTCTATTTTTATCAATACTACTAGTTTTTTCATATTTGTCCGCAAAATATACAATAACATCTGCTGTCTCACATATAGAATTTGTTCTCATTACTGAAAATCCTTTATAATACATCAGCGAGAACATACTACTTATAAGAACTTTTTTCATTATACGACCTCGCTTCTCATTATATCTTTCAATATCTCCTTCAATAATATAAACAATATTATGATTATGTATATTTTCTTTATCTAGTCGAAATGATTGTTCATTATATCTCCCATCTTTAATACTTGCAGCCAAGTCATATAATGTTTTTCTTTCGAAAATAAGTATAGTATTTCCCAAATTATCTTCTAATACAACATCTCCAATTGGAAGCTGTATTTTTCTTATTTTGTGGATTTTCTCTATTTCTCCCGCGTCTCCTGCGACATCTGTATTTGCATCAGCTACAACATCCACATTTTGAAAAATATGCAAAGGTACTAAACATCCATTGTTACGCAAGTCTCCACGCATAGATTTAGATGGTGACTTATTTTTTACAGAAGTTTTTGAATTTTTATTACATTCTTCCTCTTCTAAAATAGACATTGCTTCAACGCGTCGTTCAATAAGTGGTATCAAATCACATTCTCTGTTATCGAGTTTTATGATCATCGTTACACAAAGCTAATCTAAAATAAACTGGTTAAATGTAAATGCTAGTATGAATAATATAACAGTGCGTTTCTAAATTGTTTATTATATTTATTTAATAAAATAGAATAAACTTGTATAAACTTGTATTATAAACTCCTGATAAAAAAGACCTTGTTACAAAAGAGGACCAGCGTTACGAGGTGGGTTATAATACTGTCTAAAGTTGAACAAATAGTTAGCATTCAATGCAGGTACAGCAATCTGATTCCTTTGTGCAAAAGGAATCATGAAACCAGTTGCTGATGGTTGTGCACCTCCTTTTTTAGTACCACCACCATTTCTCGTATTTGCATAAAGACCATCGGCGGATCCCGGTCCACTAAACAATACTCGCCGAGCCATTGCCGATCTTCCGTTTCTACTGCGTTGTCCGTTTCTCATATTTACGATAGAATTATATAATCTTGTAATATTATATTTCAAGATTATACTAAATTATATATTAATAATATTAACAATATAGAAAAATATTAAACAAAAGTTTGATTACCGCGTCCGTAAAGTCTTGCAATACCGGGAGATGAATGCATTCTTCCATTACCACCGCTAGACTTGGCGCTAAATATCAAACCATTTGCCTTCATATATGCAAAACCAGCTTTGCATCCAACAGGAATGCAAAAGTTACAATAATTTGTCTCACGCTGATACACGCTTACAATGCTTGCAGGAACACCAACAGTAGGCGGCATTCCAGCCATACTTCCAAAGATACATCCTTTGTTAGGCATAGAACCTGCTAGTAATCTTGCTCTGTTGCCACCACCGGCTCCAATCATTTTTCCCATTTTATGTTTTATATATATATTCTAAATATTTTATTTTATGGACTTGTAAATTACAAATAATTATTATTATAATTTTAAAGTAGATTAAATTGAAATGATTTAAAGTTATAAAAATAGTAATAATAAATCACCACAAGCCACTTTTCTATCTCAATCTCTATTTTAACTACATAAAATGTCAAAAGTGTCCAAAAGTTTTGAAAATCCTCATCCTCCTTCCATTCCATCTCCACCTTCTAATTCTCCTAAATTAAATACAACACAACTTTCGCAAAATATTCAAGGAAAAAATATATTGAATGATGCCGACATTATTCAATGCGAAGATGGATATGTCTTCAACCCATATAATTCAGAGAATAGAGAGATTACATTGAGCGAAGTTCAATCTATTCTTTCATCCTATGGTATACCAACACCGCTTCATAACTTTGAACTTTATCGTCGAGCATTTATACATGCTTCTTATACAAAACGTCCACAACTTGAAAATGCAAGAGAAAATATAAAAATAATGCCTCAGCCGCCTAACTGTATGCCTCTCCGAACAAAGTCAAATGAACGTTTAGAATTTCTCGGCGATGGAGTACTAGAATGTGTTACCAAATATTACTTATATCGAAGGTTTCCTAAAGAGAACGAAGGGTTTATGACAGAGAAAAAAATAGCAATTGTAAAAAATGAATCAATCGGAAAACTTGCACTCGATATGGGTTTGCATAGATGGTTTATTATTTCAAAACACGCGGAAGAAAAACGCACTAGAACAAATCTAAAAAAATTGGGATGTTTATTTGAAGCATTTATAGGTGCATTATTTCTTGACTTTAATAAGATCACAATACATGATGATGAAAAGTGGTTTGATAATGTATTTGTTACGGGACCCGGATTCCAAATGGCTCAGAAATTTATAGAAGCTGTTTTTGAGAGACATATTGACTGGATATCTCTCATAAAGAATGATGACAATTATAAAAACATATTACAAGTAAAGATTCAGAAAGAATTTAAAACAACTCCTGATTATTTAGAAATACAACACGACATAGATAATGGATATACAATGGGAGTATATTTATGTTTAGGTAAAGAAATATATCAAGTAGATTATAAAACCGCTATTAACTATAATGATATCAAGTCATTTACAAAAATTCACGAAATTTTCCAAGAAAGAGGACACGTACTAATCCACTTTGCTTCAGGTACTCACAAGATTAAAAAAAAAGCAGAACAAATGGCGTGTGAATACGCATTACAACTAATGTAATATAATATATAAGAATTACTCTGTTGATTCGGGGGATTGCGAATAGTATTTATCTATTTGTTTGTATAATAACTTATATCTTTTAGTATTTTTATTATGTATTTTATTCTTATTTCTATTTAATTATATTTTTATTCATATATTATAATGGACGCTAATATTGAACTAGAATCCAAAATACAAGATTTAAAGTTACGATTACAAGAATCTAATACAAAAATAGCTGATCCTGCAAGTGCTACAAAATCTGACTTAGAAGAAAATAGAGAATTAGAAAGTTCACTTGCAAAACTTCAATCTCAAGCAACGTCAGAAAATGTATCTCTAAAGCCTAAATCATATACCGATTTAATGTCTTCGCTTACCGAACCTTCATCTGCGTCTGCGTCTAATGCACCTGTACCCACTACGCCCCGACTCCCCGCACCATCTGCCGCTGCTCTTTTAACACAAGGCGAAGATTTACTTGATACTGAAAACATGAGTGAAGAACAGAAACTACCACAATCACAATTAGATGTTTTACAAGCACCCGATGTAGGAGCAAAAGTACTTCCAAGTCAACGCCCTGGTGTTGATTATGCTGCACAACAAATGATTAATGCACTTCAAAAACAGTTAGCACCTCCATCTATTTTAGCAAGATTAGAAGAAACAGGTAAACCAGTAAATGTAGCAAAACAAAAACCACGCCAAAGAATTACTATTCGATTCCCTGTACAAAAAGAGCCAGATCCTAATCTAGGTGAAAGTCGCGATGAACCAACGTATCAACCACCGCCCGTAACAATTATTGACAAACGTTCATATGATTTAGTAAATCGTAAAAGTATATTAGAAAATTTGCGAGGTGCGTTACCGATAATTATAGCAAAACCTGGATAAATAAGCAAAGAAAAACAACCAGCAAAGTCTGTAAAACTACAACAGCCTATAAAAGAAGTTTCATTTGCAGAACCATCAAGTACACTTAGACAGATCATAATTATAAAAAAAATGCCAAAGCATATATTTTTGACAGAAGATACATCTTTGCTTCTGGATACATTATCCGATAAACAAGCCGATAAACAAGTCGAAGAAGTATCAGCCGAATTAACAAAGTCGGCAACAGAAGCATTGCAAAAATCCTCGCGCTCAAGAGTAACCGCTAAACCAGAATTTGGTTTAATGTCACACGATATAACCGATATGGAAATTCTTGGGTCAGTAGTAGGAGAAAGACTGCCTCAGAAAAAACATGTAGGAGTCATGGCGTCAGGTTATTATATGAATAATCGTCAAAAATTTATTAATTTTATAAATCAACTATTTATGCCTTATTATGATGAGTTAAGTGGTAAACAAGATCAGATATCATGTGACCCTGCAGTAAATTCGGAATTTTCTTTACTAACTCATCAAAAAATAGTTACTGACTACTTAAATATACACACACCATATCGTGGACTTTTATTATATCACGGTCTAGGTAGCGGTAAAACATGCTCTTCTATTGCGATCGCCGAAGGATTAAAAACACATAAAAATATAATTGTGTTAACACCAGCATCTCTACGACGAAACTATATTGAAGAGTTGAAAAAATGTGGCGATGAAATATATAAAAAAAATCAATTCTGGGAATTTGTATCAATTACTAGCCCATTAGATCCTATGATAAACACTTTGTCAGCAATATTATCATTACCAAAAGATTTTATTAAGTCTGCAAAAGGCGCATGGCTCGTTAATGTAAAAAAACCTTCTAATTATACTTCATTAAAT